AAATAATGTATAAATAAAAAAAATAGATTTAAAATAGAATGAAAAAAAAATATTTTTTTTTTTCATTTTCCAAAAAATGCTGGAATACAATAGAAGATATTATCAATAATGAAGTAGAAAAAAGAAAAAGAATTTAATCAATTTAAAAATAAATATTTACCAAATATATCAAATGAAGAAATAAAGATAACACATAAAAATCCTGCTCAAAACAAAAGTTTAAGTATAATTTCATTAGATGAAGAATAAAAATCGATTATTTATAATTATTATAAAATTGATTTTCAATTATTAAATATAATTTATAAATAATTTATATTTATAAATTAGATGAAACCTAAAGTTTATTTTACACATATACCAAAAACAGCGGGTCGTAGTATTGAAGCAATTTATTACAAACATAAAAAAGATGATATAGATTATATAGTAGGTGAAGGTTATTTTAGAGCAATTATAAAAAAAAAAGATTCTTATTATTACGAGCATTTTCTTAAAAATAAATATGTAAACTTATTCATTAAATTTGATAATAAAGATCACTGGAATATATCTTTTTGGCATATTCCACTTAGTTTTTGGAAAAATAGGTTATTATTAGAATATAAAAGAAACCATGTTATTTTTTGTGTGGTACGTAATCCATATGACAGAGCAGTAAGCGATTTTAAATATTGGATTAAATTTTATCATCAGCAAAAAAATTCAAGTCATGCATCACATTATTATGCACTATTAAGACAAATAGAAGATATATATAATAATGATTTTAGTCTAACAAAAGAAAATTTAAATAGAGTCATTCAAAAAATATATAAAACCAAAAAATATGAATATGCTTTGGATGGTCATTTAATACCTCAATATAAATTTGTTTATACAATCATTGATAAAAAATTAATAAAAATAGCTGAACATGTCTTATATTTTGAAAATTTTGAATGTAATTTTAAAAAATTTAAGAATAAGTACTCACCTTTAATTACAAATCGTGATATACAAGATACGCACTTAAATCCTACACAATCTAATCTTGATAAATCAAAATTAACTCAAGAAAGTAAAGAATTAGTGTATCAATATTTTAAAGTTGATTTTGAGGCATTTCATTATAAAAAATAAAAATTGAATTATTTTTCATTAAATGAAAAAATAACACAATGAACTCAAGCTCGTCAGTATTTGAAATAATAAATAGAAAAAAACATGAAAAAATAAATGATATAGATTTAAAAAAAAATAATAAAAATGATGAATATTTTAATAATAATACATATTATGAAAATATTCATCATTTTTATGACACAGATATTTATGTAGGTAAAAATGATGATTATGATGAAGATGATGAAGATTATGAAGATGATGATTATGAAGATATAAGAAAATACCCCCTATTTTGGATATTTTCTTTACTACTATTTTGTATATTTTACTATATGCATTATATATCATAACTAAATACCAGAAATATCAATTTCATTATCCCCGTCATTATTTATTATAAAATTAATATCCACATTATCTTCATTTTTTTCTTCATCTTTTTCAATGATTTTTTTATTGTATAAATATTGAACTTCACTTGGGTCATATGTGTATAATATATCACATTTATTCTCGAAATCACGTTTACTTACTTTTACAATAGAATCATTAACTATACGACCATATTTTTTTGAACTACGAGGTAAGTGACTTATCATACATTCTTTTTTTAATCCACTATCAGAAATAAATTCTATTTTAAATCTACAATCTCCTAAAACACCAATTACTTTAGCAATATGTGAATTATCTTCTGAAACGGGTAATGGTATGTTTCTTTTATCTCTTGAATTAACACTTTTATTTGAAAACATTTTAGCTTTATTACCACCTTTCAAATTACGAGGCATCTTATTTTATATTTATATGTAACAAATTTTTATATATTATAATAATCATATTTTTTTATATCATTTTTTTTTATTTATTTAAATAATAATACACAATAAGAATACACAATAAGAATGATAAAAAATAAAATAAAAAATATATAATATTGATTCATACAATTTTTATTTTGATAATGTTCAACAAATTGAGGAACACATCTTATTTTAACTTGATTTTTATTAGAACAATCTACTATATTTTGGTCATCGTCATTATTAACAAATTTATATTCAGATCCAAATTGAGATGCGCAGATTTTATTATAACTATTTTGCATTTTATTAAAATCATTATAATCATCATTGGAAAAACAAGATGTATATTTTGAGCCAAATATTTTTTTATCTTGATGATATATATTATTATTTTTAATACTTATGTTCATTTTTTCTTCTTCTTCATTTGAAGTAGAATGTATATTTAATTTTTTATAATTAACACTATAAATATCTTTTTTAGGAAATTTATGAAATTTTCCAAATTGAATAGAGTCATATAATGTACATGACTGCGGTTGTTGGTAGTAATAAACATTTTTACAATTTGAATTATTTAAACATTTTTTTTGACATTGTTCAAGATTTTGTAAATTATATGATTTTATTTTATGTTTGTTATCTAAATTATAATGATTTGTTTTATTAAAATAAAAATGAGGATCTGTTTGTTGTTTAAATGAAGCATCTTTTTGATTTCTTAGTTTAATATATTTAGAGATATTAAAATCATTGATTACATCTTTATCGATTTTTGTATTAGGACTATTAGAAGAATATAATATACATTTATTATTATTACCTGTATATTCAAAACCTGCTTTTTTATTTTGAATGGTTAGATTTTTACATTCTTGTAAAGATTTTTGATTATAAGAATAAGATGGATTTTTTAAATGATATTTATTCTTTGAAAAATAGGTATCCATACTAATAAATAAAAATATTTAAATTTATGAAATTAATTATGAAATTATTTGTCTAATTATTATCTAATTATTTATCTAATTATTTATTAATGCTTACCTCTTATCAATATAGTGAATTATTAATAGGTACAACAATATTTATCATTGCATATATTGGTTATAAATATTTTTCAGATACAAATAATAAATATTTTTATTATGATATATTGATAACATGTTTATTATTTTTATTATTGATGTATTTTCGATATTTATTAATTAATTATTATATATTACAATCTCAAAAAATTTCATCTAATATATTAGTAGATGACTAATATAGTATTTTTTATTATTCTTCAAATAGTAATATTTATTTTACAATTTTTTACTTTTACACGACTTCCTTTATTTGACTATTGTGAAATGTTTTTTGGATCTATTTTTATTATCATATTTTTTAGTGTTTTTGCTGCAATGCTTACACTTGACAAAGATCAAGTTGAAAAAGGTATATTATTTGCGGCTTTTTTTATATTATGGTATTATGTATCTAAGAAATTAGTAAATGGTATTAACAGTGATATCAATGGTGTAATCTATTATTTATAAAGAATTACAATTGAAAATTAATATCTTTATAAATAATAGATTAATGAATTACTTAAATCTATCAGTTATTCAAAAAAATGATATTTTTTTTACAAGTTTATTATTTGCTTTATTTTTTTTTATATTAAAACCCTTAATACTTACAGGTGAAATAAATAGTAGAGATTTTGTTGCTTATGGTTTGCTTTTCTTTGCTGCTTACGGTCTTACTTTAATTTTTACAAATTCAGTAAGTTTTAGCCGTATTTATTCAAAATTAAAAAGCGAAAATATGTAAAACTTAAATGTATGTAATAATTATTAAAACATGAAGTTAATTATTATAGAAAGTTTTGAGCAATTTAAAAATTATTATAATGATAATCAATATGATTTTATCATTATAAATGTAAGTGCATCATGGTGTAAACCATGTAATGTTATAAAAGAAGATTTTTCGAATTATATACATAATTTACAAAAAGAAAATAGTATTTGTTTAAAAATAGATTACGATTTGATGGAAAAAGAAAATGAATTTCATGAAATATTAAACGTTGAAAAAATACCTTATTTCTTTATATTCCATCTAAAAAATAAAATAGAACAGATACAGAGTTCATCTATGGATTTAATTATAAGTAAAATTGAGAATACTATAAATGAACAAACACAAGAAACTTTTGATATAAATCAAGATTTTTAAAATATTATTGTTCTTCTTTATAATAAAAAAATAAGAAATTAATAAATTTAAATTTTGAAAAAATAATATTATTATGAAATAAGCAGATGGATGTTCAAATTGGAAATAAGAAAAAAGGTAAGAAAGGGGGAAATAAAAAAGCAATGAGACGTGAAATGGATGAAGATTTATACTATTACAAACAAGATAATAATACAGATAATTATAAAGATAATTATAAAGATAATTATAAAGATAATAATACAGATATAGATTTATTCATCAATAATAAATCTTATCAATATTATTCAGATAAGGAAAAAAACACGATTAATCAAAAATTTTCTCATCCTCGAAATTATTCTCAAAATAAATTAGTAGGATTTCTACAAAACCCCAATTATAAAATTATTATTGCTTCGGGACCAGCTGGGACTGGTAAAACATTATTTTCAATAGAACAAGGAATTAAAAAATATATGGAAGGAAAAGTGGAGAAACTTATATTAACACGACCTTCTGTATCCGTAGATGAAAATCTTGGTTTTTTGCCAGGAACATTAGAAGAGAAGATGATGCCTTGGATGAGACCCATATATGATATATTTCATAATTTTATAAGTCCAAAAGAAATAGAAAAACTTATCGAAGAAAAAATAATAGAAATATGTCCATTAGGATTTATGCGAGGTCGTACATTTAAGAATGCTTGGATTGTTGCTGATGAAATGCAGAATTCTACAATATCACAAATGAAGATGTTATTAACACGTATTGGTGAAAATACAAAATTAGTCATTACAGGCGATTTAGAACAAAATGATTTAAAAGATAAAAATGGTTTAGAAGATTTTTTAGATAAAATGAAAGGAAAACGATCCAGTTCAATAAATTCTGTTGAATTTAATAATGAAGATATTGAAAGAGAAGATGTAGTCAAAGAAGTTCTTGAATTATATCAAACAAATAGTCATCCATATTTAAATATAGATTCGAATGAAACATCAGTCAATGAAACATCAGTCAATGAAAGTTTAGGTGAATTAAAAAAAAGTATATCAAATAATGATTTAAAATCAGAAAATTCTGATGTTTCTCAAGAAAATAATGAAATACCAGAAACGAATGAAGTTTAAAAATAAAGTACTTAAATAAATATTTATATATATAAATATTTATAAAAATATAAAAACATAAAAACATTATGAATGAACTTGAAAATTATAATTTTTTACTTAAAAAAGTAAAAAAACATTTTAAAAATTTTAAAAATTTTAAAAATATTAAAAATAAAAAACCAAACTTAAAAATAATATTAGATTTTCATGATATATACCATCAAACATGTCAATCTCCAAATATAAAACTACGAAATACTTATTTTCCAAAATATATAAGTATCATGAAAAAAAAGATTTATTATACATTAAAAACATATATGATAAATTTACACAATGAAAATGAAATAAATGAAATTATGAATTTAATAGATAATTATGTAAAAAATATATCAAAACATAATTTAGAAATACTTATTGATCATTTCAATTTATTGAATAATTAAATTAAATTTAATATAATTATTTAGATTTGAATAATTTCAATATTTGATTGTTCAGCAAGTATTTTTACTAACTCATCATTTCTATAATTATTAATATATTTTATTTTTTTTATTCCAGAAGCAATAAGTAAACGTGTACAAATTATACATGGATAATGTGATATATATGCTATACAATCATTGCAAGATACTCCTCTTTTAGCGCAATCACATATTGAATTTTGTTCAGCATGAACTGTTGCTTGTTCATGACCATCTCTTAATATACTTTTATGAGGACATTCTGGTAAGAATCCATTATATCCTTGACTTATGATACGATTATCTTTAACTAATAAACAACCTACTTTTAATCGACAGCAGGAAGAACGTTTTGTTGTGACCAATACAATTTCTTTAAAATATTCATCCCATGAAGGTCTTGATGTCATTTTATTAATTTAAAAATAATTATTAATCAATTTTTAAATTTATTTAAATATATTTTAATATAAATGAATAAGCTTCAAATATTAATAGATGCTATTTTTGGAGCATTATTAATGGGGTTTTTTTCATATTTTAGTCAACTTTATTCAGAAAACCATTATTATATTAGAATAATTGCATTTATATGGGCAATGCCTACTTTGTATTTTTATTTTTTATTAATATCTTCAAGAACAAGTAAAAAAGCAATGTATGATTTTACGAATCATGGATTAATAGGTTGGTTATTGACATTAGCAGCAATAATTTTAACATATTTAATGGTTAATTATGATAAAAATATAATTATATTATTTAATTTTATATTTTTATTATTGGTTATTATATGGTATTTTTATTATAAAATATATACTTATTTATAAAAAATAAATACTATTTTTTGAATTAGATATTTAAAATCAATGATATTATATAATGTAAAGATGGACTCAAATTTAAAAGATTTAATAACTAACATAAATAATCGTAATTTATCTTCAAATGAAAAAAATGAATTAAAACAAAAAACAATACAAGAATATTATCAAAAAAATGCTAAAAATATTATGAATAAAAAAAATGAATGTAATCATTATCCGAATAAAAAATGTACTGATTTTTATTTTGAATGTTGTCAAAAAAAATATGATTGTGTTCGTTGTCATAATGAAAATGAAAATCATAGTATTCAATTAGAAAGTATTACATGCAGTGAATGTTTAAAAGTACAGGAAATTAGGGATAATTGTAAATATTGTGAAACTAAATTTTCAAAATCATTTTGCGAAATATGTTGTTTATTTTCGGATCAAGAAAATATTTATCATTGTATTCAATGTGGATTATGTCGTGTAGGAAAAGAGGAAGAACTTATACACTGTGATAGTTGCAATATTTGTGTTTTGAAAGAAAATCATCAATGTTTATTATTAGGAAAAATTAATGTTGATTATCAATGTTGTTTCTGCAATGATGATTTATATAAATCAATGAGTTCAGTACAAAAATTAAATTGTATTCATTATGCACATACTGATTGTGTTCAAAAAAGTATTAAAAATAATTCTATTAAATGTGGTTTATGTCGTAAAACATTTTTAAATGAAGAACAAGCAAAAAATATGTGGTCAATGATTGATTTAGAAAAAGAATTTACTTTAATGCCTTTATATTTAAAAATTGGAGGGATATATCAAAGTAAATATGGTTTATTTGTATTAGAAGATAAAAAAAATGTAAAAGAAGAATATGTTTTACAAAATGATGAATCAAATCATATAGTAAGTGGGTTCTTTTATGAATGGGAAATGAAAATAAATGCGTACTTAAATACAAATGAACTTTTATTAACAATTAAAAGTCAATGTAACGATTGTTTAAAAATTCATTTTAACTTATTTCATGTAGTTGGAATAAAATGCATTCATTGCGGAAGTTATAATGTTTCATAAAATGACTTAAAGATGTATTATAATAAATAATTATGAGCAAAAATCTTCATGAAATAATATATTCAATATTAAAATGTCACCAAAATAAATATATTTCAAAAGAATTTACATATCAAGAATTTGTAAAAATATTGAAAAAAAAAGATAATAGTATTGTATTTGATGATGATTTTCAAAAACTTTTTTTACTCCATCTTATAACAATTCAAAGTAAATATGAAAATATTGAAATTGAAGATGATATTGATGAAAACATAGAATATTTAATGCTTATTACTGATGAAGAAGAAGACGAAGAAGAAGACGAAGAAGAAGAAGAAGAAGAAGACGAAGAAGACGAAGAAGAAGACGAAGAAGACGAAGAAGACGACGAAGACGACGAAGACGACGAAGACGAAGAAGAAGACGAAGAAGACGAAGAAGAAAATAAAAGTGAAGACAGTATTAATTATGAACTTAATTTTTATTCAAAAAAAGATATAATTGAATTTGCTGTTGCAAATAAAGAAATGAATCAAATAAATGATTTATTAGAATATAAAGATCAACATAATAATAATTTTATGCATTTGATATTCCAATTAAATAATAAAGAATTATTAGAGCAATTTTTAAATGAAAATAATCAATATTTATTGATAGAAAAAAATGATGATAATAAAACAGCTATAGATATGATGTCAAATAAAATGTTAAAAGGTGTTTTAACAAATATAATTAAAAAAAATAATAATTTTAAGGAAAATATAAAAAATATAGAAAAAAACCAAAATATTTTATGTAAAATGAATATTATGAAGTATTTAGATATAAACAATAAAATTAATATATTAGGAATGGGTTTTATTATATTTATAATGAAAGATTTATTTACAATGAAATATTATCTATAATATATTCGAAATAAATTTTTTGTATAAATAATAAACAATAGGAAATAAAACAACAAAATAGCACCAAAGAGCTCCAATATATATTGATTTATAGAAATATAAACTTAATAAAAATGATAAAACACCAAAAAATGCCATAAATATTCCAGTTTTAAAATTAGGAAAACCAACTATGCATAAAATACAAATTGTTAGTAAAAAAATAGTATATACTAAAACACCATACTTTAAATTATTCCAATACCATTTTAGATGCGTTGATTTATCTTTTAACGTGCATTGTAATTGAGGGATCATTAAAAATTGTATTGAATAAGGTATCATTACGAATAAATAAATAAACAATGATATATAAAATATATATCTATATCTAATATTTTTATTTAACATGTAAATAATGAAACCCAAAACAATAGGTTGAAGATGATTTAGAATCATACCACTAATTGATAAAAATCTATTATAATTATCACATTTTTGATGTCTCCATAATAGAAATTCAATAAGTTGCATACATGAAACAAACGCAAAAAAATATCCTATAATTTTATCATCTAAACTTCCTAATGAAATGCATAATATTGATCCTATTAAACCAATAAAAAAAGTAATAATACTTGCTTTTTCAGAAAAACACATTATATATTATCATAAAATAAAATAAAATAAAATAAAATAAATAGTAAAAAAAAAACAAAAAAATAAAAACCTAATTTATCTTTTTAGGCTTTGGAATAAGATATTTTTTGTATTCAACCATTTGATTATATGTATTTGTCACAGTCACTTCACTTGTATGACAATGTTCAGCAATTTCTTTTTTCGAAAAACCAAGATTATAATGATTACTCATAAAGTAAATACAACCTACTGCTATTGATTTAGGATTATTTTCTTGACATATACCTAATTTATCAACTATTTTTGAAATATATTCACCTATTTTCATAAAATGTTCATCTAAATCCATTAAAATACAAAAACGTTCAATTAAATCTTTTGGTTCAACAGGTTTCATGTTTTTTACATAATCTTTGTTTTTTGAAAACATAAGTTCAGCAAATTCATTACATCCCTTTGATAATTTTTTAGATTTAATATCAAATAATTTTGCTACCTCTTCATTTGAACGAATTAAATTTTGGTCTTTAAGAGCATTAAAGAAACAAGCCGCAATAAGACTTTCTCTACTTGTACCACGTTTAATATAATCTTTAGAAATAAGTTGATACATTTTCATTGTCGAATCAATCACTGATTGAGGCACATTGTCTATATTTGCTTTTTGGGTAATTTTATTTAATATAGTAATCATGGATTTTTCTTTATATGTTAGTCCATTCCAACTATTTAATTTTCTATACATTTCAAAACCATGACCAAGAATAACCGTACTTAATGATGATTCACTAATAATTTGGTTCATTGGCATACCACAACGGTTTGGATCACTACTTCTTTTATTATCATCACTTCCATACCATCTTGATTCTGATTTATAATCTATAATTTTATTATTTTCAACACCGCATTCTGTACATACGATCATTTCTCCATCCATTATAAGTGTATTGATACTAATACAATAAACACACTTATCTACATCATTATCTTTATCTATATTTTTAACCTTACATTTATCATAAGAATCACTAATTTTTTGGTGTAATTCCCATACATTTTGATTCATAGCATTCGGTATATAATACATATAGAATTATTTCTTTATATATTTTTTTTTTTAAAATATAAGATCAATTTTTAAATATCTTTAAAAAAATATAGTTATATATTAATGAAATCATCTTTCAAAAAATTAAGTGGTGGAAATAGTATTGATCCATATAAACAATTACAATCTTTTCTAAGTATGGTTATATTGGGTTATTTCGGTGTTCAGGTAGTTTATGGAATGTTTTTTAAATTTTACCCAAAAAAATTTTATTATCGTAATGTAGAAATTAATACAAGTGATACCAGTTCTAATTCAGAAAATACTAAAAATGTTGTTTTAAATGCTTATATGCCTGGAATGTGGAATACTGAAATTACAGATTTTGTAGTTACTGTAATACTAAGTTTAATTATTTACATATATACAAATATGGCAAATAGATCAATGATTCATGAAGATGGTACAATTAATAGTGGATTATTGATTGGTTATTTAATTGGTTTAGGTTTTCCACCTGTTATGGCTTCTATAGCTCCTTTATTAAAAGTGAGTGAAGATAATAATTTAGGAAGAAGTGTATTAAATTGTTTAAGTGTATTTTTATTTGTAATATTATTGGTCATTATTATTATTAGTAATTTTTCAGCTATTCATAGTGAAGATGGAGGTACTAAAGTATCATATATTACATATTTAGCAGTAATTATTTTACTTATTTTTGGACTATTTATTGCTCGAAAAACACAACATACCATTGGTCCAGTCACTTATAATTTTAGCACAGAAGAAAGTTGTAATAGAAAAGAACAAAGATATATATTAACCAGTGGTGATTTGGTAAAAATAAGTCCAGTATTTGTTGTATTTATAGCATTATTATTATTTTCATATGATCCACAAAATTTAGAATGGAAATATATTTATATTTTATTTTATGGGTTATTTTTAGGAATATTTGTAAGTGGTATATCTTATTATGGAATTGAATATTTTTTAATTAAACAGCCTATTAAACAATGTGATACATTAGGACAATGTGGAATATTCGATAATCTACCAACAGATGAAGAAACAATTATAAAAGGGTTAGATAGTGCTGAATATAATAAAAATAGTGTTAATATTATTAAAGTAATTATACTTATTGCATTGTTAGTAGTGGTAGGTTATTTAATCTATAATTTTTTAAAAAAGTAAATTATGGAGTTTATTCCACATTTATGGATTAGTCAAATCTCAAAATCAAATGTATATATTCAATCAAAAAAAATAAAATCGATTATATTTTTATCAAAAAAAATAAATTTTTTAAAAGATATTGATATAGAACAAATTCGTGTTCCATTAGAAGTTTCTGATAATAATAAAAATGATAATATTATTATTTATCAACATTTATATGATGTAACTTATTTTATATTTGATAAAATAGTTAATAATAAAAATATACTTATTATAGGAAATGAAGATGATTCTTCCATATTAAGTATTTTTTTATTAGCATACTTTATTCGGTATGGAAAATTAGATATAAAACATAGTTTAGAATTTTTAAATTCTAAAATAAATATGTATTGTTTTAATTACAATGACGCACTTTTTAAATTTTATAATGAAATAAAAAAACATTGAATAATTTAAATTATTATAATTAAAAATATCTTTATTAATTATAATATGGGTAATAGTCCAAGTAATAATTCTGAAAAAAAAGTAACTTCAGATGTAAATACACATCAAACGAATAATATATCTAAACAAACTAAATTATTTGATGGAGATGAAGCTTTTGATAAAATAAAATTTTTGTCGAATGACATTTTGGAAAAATATCAAGACCATTTTTTAGATAAAGGATTTTGTGATAAAATAGCTCTTATTTATAAAAAAAAACTAAATGAACTTGATATTAATTTATTACGAGATATTCATAATAAAATGAATGGTGATGATAAAGAATTAAAAGTAATGCTTCAATATATTCCTCAAAATGATGATCGATTCTTTGTTGATTTTTTTAAAGATAAACTAAGTGATTTTTTTTGGAGTAAAGGAATAAAATACAATAAAACTGTTTTTACAATGAATGGATTACAAACTACTAATTTAGATAAACTTTTAAATACAAATTTAAATTATATTAATCCGGATCATGTAAAAAAAATATTAAAAACATTTGAAACAAATCAAAATAAAAATCAAAGTGGAGGAGAACCTCCTGAACAAAATAACCAAAATAACCAAAATAAATCAAATAATTTTCAACAAAATTTATTAAAACAATTAGAAAATTTAGAAGAAATACAAAATAATGAAGATAAAAGAAAATCAAATGAAAATGAAAACGAAATACCAAATAAAATATTAAATTTAATTAATAAACAAATACCATCTAATCAAAATAAAACCATCAATCCAAAAATACCATCTAATCAAAATGAAAACACCAATACAAAAATACCACCTAATCAAAATGAAACCATCAATACAAAAATACCAAATAAACAAAATAACAATCAAGAACCATCAAAACAAGACCAAATACAAGGACAAGAGCATGGACAAAGAAACGGACAAAGAAATGGACAAAGATATGGACAAAGAAATGGACAAAGAAATGGACAAAGACATGATCAAAGAAATGGACAAAGATATGGACAAAGACAAGATCAAAGACAAGATCAAAGACAAGATCAAAGACAAGATCAAAGACAAGATCAAAGACAAGATCAAAGACAAGATCAAAGACAAGATCAAAGACAAGATCAAAGACAAGATCAAAGACAAGATCAA